ACATTTATACCACATTTTATAATACATCACTTTCTCACATTTTTAGTTAGATGTGAGAAAATTATCGAACACGGACTTTTTATGATAATAGCATTTCAACTGAAATCAAAAAAAATTGAAATGATTTTACTCCTTCCAGCAGAATACAGTCATATCACAGAACATAATGAACGCAGAACAAATACAGAACATAACAGACGCAGAAAATATCAAAGATTTATCCACTCAACTCAATATCACCAGAGGGGAACGAGACCGCCTCCACGAGGAAATCGCCCGCCTCCGCAAAGAAAACGAAGAACTCAAATCCCAACGCCCCAAGCACACCTGCCCCCAAGACGAAGACCTGACTGGTGGCGACGCAAACTACCAATACTACTACGCTGTCGATGATGGCGATATGACGATATGGAAAGTCCATCGTCATCTCGCCGAAGTGAAATCCGCCAAGACTTCCTATCACGGTGCTGTCGAGCAATTATTCTACGACGAAGGGTTCGGCGAGGAATACGGCAAACTGAACTACCTCATCGTTCGTGAAATGAAAATGAGAGACCTCATCAAACGACCAGAATGGCAACCAGCGACGGAGAAACCCAAAGAGGAGGAGGAGGAGGAGGAGGAGGAGGAGGAGGAGGAGGAGGAGGAGGAGGAGGATGTGCGTGCTTTCTTCGCCGAAAAACAACGCAGCGAGTTGGAGGCGTGGAGACAAGATTTTCGTGATGGGAAGTTTGAACCAAAAGAAGAAGAAGAACTCAACAGCGACGACGATGACTACGAAGACAAAATGGCGGGAAAATGGAAATGCCGTCGCTGCGGTGAAAACAAAGCGTCGTCGTGGGTGTTTGATGATGGCGACTGCCTGAACTACTGCCGTGAGTGCCTCGATGAACTCGAAGAAGACGAACAAATCGAGAAGGGCGGTGATGCGGCGAACTATCAATACAAGTGGGGGTATGCCGACCGAAGGGAGCGGGGACTTGAAGTGATGTAAAAAAGTGGATAATAAGGGTTTAAAAAGAAATTGAGTATGATGATTATCCAAATGATTACACAATCACTCATCAACTCTTTTTTTCGAGTATCAGCACTACCGACGAGTATAATGGATTGTGCGGGGAATATACTGTGCGTTGCCCCGCCTCCTGCTCCTGCTCCTGTCGCTCCGCCGTCGTCCTACTTGACTGACGATTGGGTTGTAATTGACGAGAGATTTGGTGTGAGGAAGGACAATTATGCTATTAATCGCTTGGGACAAGTAAAAAACTTAAAGTTCAATAAAATTATGAAGTCGTATTATTGTAAATCTATCGGGTATATGTGCGTCAGCGTCAAACGAAGTATGGATGCTAGTGGTAATTTAATAAGACCAAATAGCGGTTATGGACGAAAACCAATAAACGACACCCCCCGAAATGAAACCCTGATGCTCGTCCATCGCCTCGTGGGGAATGTATTCATACCTAACTCCAACCCTCATCACACCGTAATCGACCATATCGACGGAAATAAAATGAATAATGACTACCGTAATCTTCGCTGGACTGACCAGCGTCAGAATGCGAACAACGCCAAGAGCAACAAAAAATACTGGGGAGTGAGGTGGGCGAGAGCGTGGAATAAATGGTCGGCGGCAGTCCAGACTACAATCAATCACGACCCGACCAAAACCTTCAACCATTTTCTCGGTCATTTCGATAATGAAGAAGAAGCAGCAAGGGTCGTGAAGAACTTTATGATAGAGAACTACCCTTCTGAAATGACGGGCGGTAGGCGTTTTATAGACCAAGAGTAAATTAGATGTGAGACCAAGTTTTACGACGAATTATATCGCTGATTGATGGTTGTTTAAACCCATATTCTAATGCTAATTGCGGTTGAGTTATACCGCCATTAGCATATTTTTTTCTAATCTCTCGAACTTGTGTTTCTGTAAGTTTTGATGCTGGATTTTTTTCGCCTTTTGTATCGGCATATCGTCCCTTATCATTTCTATCTCTCACATTATCAGCATTCGACCCCAAAAACAAGTGTGCTGGATTGACACATCGAGGGTTGTCGCATCGGTGGCAGACACAAATCTCTCGGTGTCCCTCAAATAAATTGATTGTAAGAGGGTGATGAAGAACATACGATAAACGGTGAGTGCCTATCATATTCCCATTAAATCTAAACTGTCCATATCCATTTCCACTTATACCCCCAGTCCATTCCCAACACTCGCCACTCTTATCCACCTTCGCCCAAAATCTCTCGACATCATTCATTTTGAACCTACAAAAGTCCAAGATTAATACATTTAATTCAATTTTATATAACAATTCTGTTGCGTAGAAACCGAGTGGCACATCGCTGTTGCGAGTGCCTGTGATTTTTGTTTTTCTTCAAGCAACATTTCGGTGGCAAAAATTGTTCTTAACATCGCACACCCAATCTTCTTCGGTTTGAAGATTTTGTTTAGATGCCGAGTGATTGAGTTGCCCTCGTGAAATGCGTTCCCATTTGTCATACGAAGAAACGGGATGGTTTTCCCTTTTTTAAGGTCGTTGCTAATCGTGGGTAGAGTGTTCCATTCTCTCGCAAAAATATAGTAGTAAAAAATATCAATAAGGTCATCAGGAATACTCACCTCTGCTGTGCCGTAGTGTGAAGCAGTTTTATATTTGTTGAAGATGAACTTTTTTTCATCAAGAATGAGATAGTTGGTTTCTTCGTCGAGAACTTCGGGCGTTTTTTGTGAGACGACCATATAAAGATAGTCAGCGTTTCTGCGGGGTATGAGTTTCACATAGAGGGTCAAGACGACAAAGTGGAGTAAGAATGTATATTCGTAGTCGTGAGATATACCGCCGAGAGATTTGAGATGGTCGTAGTCCTTTTTCATTTCGTCCCATTTATCCACGATATCCTCCCATTCTAACCAATTTTCCTCTTGTCATTTCGATTTTTTGTTGCTGTTTGCCTGTTGTTCGTGAGCAATCCGCATCATTTTACGGTGGTAGAGTTTTATCATTTCGCCCTCTGGTTCGGTCGGCATCGGGTATGTGAGTTTGAGAGCGGAGTGGATGCTGGTATAATACACACGCCGAGTATTCGGTTTGAGACATTCCAGTTTCTTCTCAATCGCATCACCGTCCAGAAAGAACGACAGGTCTTCCACAGGTTTCCCTCCCGAGAGATACTCAATCACTCGAAGGTAGGTCAATTTGGACGAAGTAGTTAATCCATTTTCAGTCATCTTTTTATCTAACTCCTCCATAAAGGGGGTCTTCGTATAGGGTTTGGGGGTCATAATATAATTCGGTTGAGATTTATATTATAGAGAAAGTTCGGTTTAAACCATTATCCACACAATTACCGACCGTTGTTTAGACATTACGGGGGATGAGAACACGGAAAGCGAGTTGTCCGACGAATGTTGCGGCGAGAGCACCATCCTCTGCGAGGGCATTAATACGGAGAGTTGCCGAAGTAATAGGAGGACCACCCGCAGTAACTATAACACCGACATATTTCGCACCGATGGTAGTAGTTCCAGCACCAGCAGCAGTATTATTCAACCACGCCTCGATGATACAATTTCCAGCAACGGTAGCGTTAGGAATATCAAGGATAGAAAGAGGGATATCGATAGTTCCAGCAACGAGAGCACCAGTTTTACCGACAATCTCATCAAAAGCAGACGAAGAAAGACCAGCGTAATTACCCGAGGTATAAGAATAAACTGAACCAGCGACGGCAGAGGATGCCGCCTTCAAGTTGAGTTGGGATGTGCCTAATGCGTTAAGAGACATTTTTGTTATCGATTTTATGAATAATAGTATAACTTTGTTTTTATATATAATTTCGTTGTGATACGGAATAAAAACAAAGTAGAAGGGTATATATAAACGATAAAATGAACCCCGAAGGAGGAGTATTCGGTTCAGCACAGGACAAACCAAAACTGCGTAAAATTATTACCGAACCTATGAGCGACAGCGACTTGGAGGTGTATCTTCCACAGGCGAAAATCTTTATGTTTCGAGAGTTGAAATCATACCCCACAATCCAATCTATACTGCGAAAACCGAGAGATTATATGATACTACTATACGAACACACCCCTCAAAACGGTCACTGGGTTGCTGTATTGCGATACGAAAACACAATCGAGTTTTTCTGCCCATACGGGTCATCACCCTATTCACCGAACTCGCCTCTCGAGTGGAACTCGCCAGAGGAGAATGCCGTAGTAGATGCGACCTCGAACTATCTGGAAGACCTGTTGAATAAGGCGGAGGGTGAGGGATGGGATGTGATTTATAACAAGAAGGATTTTCAAGAGAAGCGAAATAATGTGAATACCTGCGGAGCGTTTTGCGTGTGGCGGGTATTGTGCCTGATAGAGGACAATTTAAATCTCTCGGCGTTTCAAAAAGCGATGGAGAAAATCCATAACACGATGGGGATGAGTTATGATGAGATTGTGGCGGATGCGATTGAAGTCAGACAGTAATTAAGTTGTTGAGTATTGAAGTTCAAAAGTCGCCGCATCATAAAATACCACACCAACGCCAAGACCCAAAGCAACACCACGAATAGGTCTTATATAACAACTAGCAGTCGTTGGGTTGAGAGCAACACCACTCGCATTTATAGCAATAGAACCAGCGGTGGCAGTTTGACCTGCTAAATTCCCAATAGCGACACAATTTGCCGCCTGTGAATTGCGACCCGCCCCATACCCGATAGCAACACATTTGCCGCCTGACGTTACTCCTTGTGTATTGCGACCTGCCTCATATCCGATAGCAACGCTCCCTGTCTGTTGATTTACTCTCCCAGCATCAATTCCAATAGCAATACAATCTTGGGTTTGTCCAGTTTTAGCAGCGTCCCATCCAATAGCAATATTTTGTGTTGCTTGTGAGGTTTCACCCGCATTCCGACCAATAGCGATACTATTGGATAATTGGTTTTCAAAACCCGCTCTTTCTCCAATACCGATACTATAAGTTCCTTGGGTGGTTAAACCCGCCTGATAACCAATAGCAATAGCACGACTGCCTTGTGTATTTTGACCCGCAGTCCTTCCAATAGCAATCGCTTCAGACCCTTGAAAGTTTGTTCCTGATACACCAGCACCAGCATTCAGACCAATAGCAACAGCATTCGCACCTTGCGAAAAGTTCCCTGCGTTTTGACCTATCGCAACAGCACTCGCACCTTGTGTATTTTGACCCGTAGCATTACCAATAGCAACAGCACTCGCACCTTGAAAGTTTGTTCCTGATACACCAGCACCAGCATTCACACCAACAGCAACAGCATTCGCACCTTGCGAAAAGTTCCCTGCGGATTGACCTATCGCAACAGCACTCGCACCTTGTGTATTTTGACCCGTAGCATTACCAATAGCAACAGCACTCGCATTTTGACCTGTGAAACCAGCAGTATTCCCAATAGCAACAGCACTCACACCTTGACTAGTCTGACCAGCAGTTACACCAATAGCAACAGTATTAGAACTTTGTGTGTTCTGCCCCGTGCCAGCACCAATAGCAATAGCACTCGTGCCTTGATTATTCTCACCTGCTTGAATACCAATAGCAACAGTATTAGCACCTTGTGTATCACTACCCGCGAAATAACCTATCGCAATAGCATAGATACCTTGACTTGTTTGACCCGCAGCATTACCAATAGCAACAGCATCCTCATCTTGTGAAGCATCACCAGCATTCAAACCGATAGCAACACTCCTCTCACCTTGACTTGTTCTAGCAGAATTATGACCGATAGCAACAGCACTTAATCCTTGTCCTGTTGTTAGACCACGACCAGCATTATGACCGATAGCAACAGCACTCCCACCTTGAGCATTATTACCTGCTAATTCACCAATAGCAACAGCATTAGCACTCTGTGAAGTTAGACCAGCATTTTTACCTACCGCCAGATTTGTCTGCGTCAGTTTGAGTGTATCGACGACATTAAAATTACCGTTTGAGGGATTAAGACTGATTACCCCAGTAGAAACATCAGCGAGAAGTGATTGTGTTCCAACACCAGCAACGAAGGTAGGGTAGTATGTGGCGTTGGCGTTGCTATTCGTGATATTAAGATTGACGATGGGGGCGGGAACTGTTCCAGACATAACGATACTTGTTCCACCGCTGACGCTCGTGACAGCACCGACAGATGCGGAATTAATAACACCCCAAGCGAGACCAGTTGAAGAGAGAGCGTCGGCGATGAGAGCAATATCATCATCGATTACGATAGACCCAGTTCCATAAGAAAGGGTATAACCCGATAGAGACCCGACAAAATCGGGAAAAACAGAATTAATTTCCTGTCCAAGAAATGCCCCTGTCGCAATAGAAAGAGGCGACACATTCACGGTGATTACTGGTGTTTGTGTCGAACCGAAAAAACAACCGCCATTTGCTCCATCAAACAAAATTGTGCTTGCCCCCGTCCCTGCTGGTGCTACTTGTGAATTGCTTACACCTCTTACAACATTCGTGCCTGAAAGAGTGATAAAATAATTGACAAGGAGCGACGGAAGCGACGCTACGCTATTCACATTAGCAGAACCCTGCGTTATAATACTATTAGCGGGTATATTGGGGGGGAGGGGAGTGGTGATGACAGGAGTGACCGCCAGAGTTGTATTTCCTAACCCGATTAATGATTGCGAAGTTCTTGCTGCTGTTTGTAGCAAAAAGGTAGAGGAGTATGATGCGGATGCGAAGTTGGTTATAGTGATGGTGATGGTAGTTCCAGCGACGGCGGTAACATTACCTTTGATACTGTCTGTGCCTGAATAGGTTATGGTTATTCCTGCCCCGAGAGGTATGAGTGTGGGGGCGGTAGTGGTAAAATTGCGGGACTGCCCGATTGCGAGAGAGTTCCAGTCATATACCGTAATCGTAGTGAGTGCGGTTTGATACGGGTTTTGGTCGAAGATTACGGCGTTTGTGCCGTTTGCTGTGATGAGAGACCCCTTATCAGTTAGAGTGCCGACTATTCCACCACCAGTAGCAGCATCAACATAGGTTTTATTTGTGAGGTCGTTGCCGATGACGGGCGGGATTGCTGTGCGAGGGCAACTACCGTCGAACGAATTAGAACCAGAGTAGTTATTTGTTCCCGCCATAACTTCGGCATAACCATTAGAAGGAATACTCGCCATTTTGATTTATATATCTGTTTGTCTCTTTGTTTTTATTATTAATTCGTTTCAATCTTGGATGATTTTTGACGAGGGACTGTTTGGGTGAGTGTCGTCTTCTTCTTCTTCTTCTTCTTCTTCTTCATTTTCGCTTACCATCTCCGCATAACAGGCAGAACAAAATCTCTCGTGAAGGTATTCCTCGCACTTTTGGCAGAAGCATCGGTTCGTCGCGTCTTGTTCGAGGAGGTCGTATTCGGTTTGCTGGTCGAGGGCGTGTTCTTTTGCCTGACGCAACAACTCCTCGCACTCCTCCACGCGTCGCGTCAATTGATTTATCCTTGATTGAAGAATACTAACTTCGTCCATTTTATAGTAAAATTGATTTGTGTTTATTTCGTTTCAATTTTGTAGGATAGAATGGACAACGCCGAGAGATTTTGGGCGAAGGTCGATAAAGGTGGGGAGTGCTGGGAATGGACTGGGGCAGCGTCTCGTGATGGATACGGAAACTTTGGATTAAACCGAAAATGTGTTTTAGCACATCGTTTATCTTATGTTCTTCATCATCCACTTACGATAGAAATATTAGACCATCCGACGATTTGTGTGTGCCACCGATGCGACAATCCTCGTTGTGTAAATCCATCACATCTGTTTTTGGGGACGATGGCGGATAATGCGAAAGATAGGGAGATGAAAGGACGGGGCAATCAAGCAAAAGGCGAAAAAAATAGACACGCTAAACTTACCGAAACGCAAGTGCGAGAGATTAGGGGTCTATGGGTAGAAGGAGGTATAACACAACTGGAATTAAGTAATAAATATGGTGTATTAAAACCGACAATCAACAAAATAATCCTCTGTAAAACTTGGAAGCACATATAACATCAAAGTAAAGTCCAACCGAAACAAACGCAACATCGACTTCGTGGTGGTGATGTCCCTCTCGGCGTAGTCGGCGTAGAAGGAGTTGATGGCGGTGTGATGCTGTCGCTGTCATTATATAAAAACTTCTCCTTTCTTTTATGTTCTCCGCTATGGTAGGTCATTATTCGCAACGCATATATCATATATAATCTCTCGTCAGTTGGTTTTATTTCCCTTTTTTTTCTTAAACTCCATTAGTTCCTTTTCATC